AAGAAGAAGAAGAAGAAGAAGAAAAAGTGTTCTAGAACTCAACGTACTTACTTAACTAGCTAATAATTGTGTTATTTGTCTATTTTAGGCCTAGCTTAGTGCTCTGTTTTGGCTGTTTTACCCCTATTTCAGGGTCGTTCTGTGTGTTTATGAGCCCTTTTAGGCCACTTCTTTTCATTAACATCTCCGCAACCAACCCCATGATGGGGTTGTCTTTTGTTATTGCATTGATTGTACTCTGGCCTGTGGCCTCATCCATTTTTTTAGATGCTGCGCCCAGGGAACCAAAAAAAGAAGATTGGAAAGTTTCAAGCATTCCGTGGGTTCGTTCTTCTATCTCATCTACAATCGGTTCAAGGATTATTAAGAGATCCTCATCACTCTCGGATGATTTCGCCCACTCGACCCACTTATCTTTACTCAGTTTGGCGATATAATGACTTATTCCAAAATAGAATAATGACCAGGCGATAAAGTACCCCAATAGTTCTAATGCTGAAATAACCATTAACGGCCTTTTGGAATTTTAAGGCAGGTCCACGAACCACTAACCTTAGAAGCATAAAGTCCCGGTCCGCAATTAGGTTTAATCTCATAAGTTTGACCTTCTTTACCGGTTCTGGGTGAAACTGCCCCTATGTCTCTAAGCAATTCTACCAATATAAGTAATGCGCCTAAATTCATATTCCCAAATCAACTTTATTCCTTTCCGCTTTTTCTTCAGGAGTTGGGAAAAACAGTTGCATAAGGTACGGAGCGTCAGGACCTGCGCCTTCTATGAACCAACTTTTTATTTTAGCCGCTTGTTCTGGAGTCATGTCTGTTTTGCGTGCAATGCCAAACACAGCTGATAATTGTGGGAATGCTTGAGCGAACGAATCAAGTACATTAAAGCCAGGTATCTTAATTTGTTTTGCCACAAAGTAAAGACCAACCGCAGCTGCAACCAAAAAAATCACACTACTGTTTTGTGAACCTGTAAAGCGTCTGATAGCGAGGGCCCTATTGTGGCGATTAACGGCCTCCAGTTCCCCCTTGTTTACTTGCTTGAGTGTAAACCCGTCGGGAATCAATGCATAGGGCATTTAGCGCCTCTTCTTGCGCCCTGCAGGGGTTTTCCTGAACGCTATTGCCATTTTCTTTAACTTCAATTTGCCACTTGCATACTTGAAACGTGGCTTCTTGGAATTCGCTCTAACAAATCGGTTCCAGGCTGTTAATGCACGTTTACGTGGCTTTCGTTCAAATGCTGGGCCTACTGGTAAAACAGGACCAGCACCAGGTAATCTCATTCCGCAACCAGGACAATACTTCATTGGCATTATTGTACCTCTTTACCTTCAAGAACTACGGTCATGGATCCGTTAGGCCCTTGTGCCAGGAGTTTAATCCCTGTATTGGGCGGTATAGTATAGTATAGATTAGGGAATTGGGGCCCAAGTCCAGCGTTAATGATGATAAACTTCGATACATGTAACGCCTCTTCGTTTCCTTGGAGTGTCCAGCTTAGAACATCACCTGCCAGGCAACTGCTATAGTCAAAAGAAACGTTTGTTACAACACTATAGAACCTATTAGGAGAGATAAAGTCCAATAGGATCGTGCCACCTGCGGTTAAGGATTCCTGACCACTCCAGGCAAACATGTGGTCACCAAAGAAGTTAAGACTCGGCCCCGTCGAAAGTGTCATTTGTAAACCTTACCAGTAAACAGAGCGCCCACATCGACACTGCTGCTATTTGCAGAACCTAACAAAACTTCAACACTGGTATAAGGTGGTAAAATCAATATGTAAGGGTCAACAACAAAAGCAGCAGACCCTGCATCATCCCATTTATTTTCAATTACAATAATTCCATTAATCTTAACTTGTGCATAAGCATTACTGCTTGTATTATCTGCCCAGGCTAATTGTATCCTACCTTTAATTGTACGATTGCCTGTAGTAAAATTTAATGCTGTATTGTCAGCACTACTACTACTGGAAACGCTTAAACTACCAGAATATGCAAAACAATGATTGCCGATATAATTAAGATCGAGCCCTGTGCCAGCTATTACATTACTGCTCGAGTACGGTATGCCTTCAGGCATTGAAAATCACTCGAAAGTTATAGTGCAGCTTGAATCGATCGTGGCAGCTGTGGTCACCGCGACCTGTATGTCCAAAGTATTTCCAGAAGTTACACCTAATGCTGTCTTTTCCTGAACTACGCAGTTAGCTACTCCAGTACCACCAGATGCGGCCTGAGCGATTGCAGGACCCATAAAGGTTGCATCTCCTTCTTGGAGTGCTGTCCCTGTTAATTTGAAACCTGAACAGAAATCCGCTCCAGTTGCCACGCTACTTACTCCCATTGTTATCTGAGATATTTGCGATACTCCAGAAGGCACAACCAGGGAAAGCCCCGATGATGCGAACTGGTTATTCATGCTCTGAAAGCTGGTGGTTGCGCTCAACCCTGCCTCAGTTCTTGTTACGACGATTGCCAAAATTATGCCCTCACTTTTATTGGTCCCAGGGATGCCAATACTGGTGATCCCCGTGATAATGCTTTAACTGCAACCTTGGCAACCATACTACCTATTAGAGTTTTTATGATTGCTTGCTTATTGGATTGAACCCCTTTTGATATAGTGCTCAAACCTGCATTAAGATTACCTGCTAAAAATGATTGTACTGCAGAACCTGCATTTACTTGTGAAATTAAAGCGAGAGCTGTTCCCGTTTCTATTACATTTATCCCAAAAGTTCTGGGTGCTCTTCTACGTCTGTTATTATTGCGCCTACGGACCATGCCCCTCTTAGGGGAATTATCTATTTAACTACTTGGGTTAAAACCTTCGCATATTGGACACGGGTATTGATTACCAGGTATATGATAGATCGTCCATTCGTGTTCGCACTTTTTGCACCTTAGTATAGCTTCTATTTGATATGTCATTCTGGTTTTACTCCTTTACAGAAGTCACCATCAGTCAGTTGGTAACAAGTTTGATTATCATTACTATTAAACGTGTTACATACTGAACACTCCCAAGACTGAGATTGTCGCATTGATGTGTTCAAGATCGCATTAACAATATATGACACTTTCCTATTATGCTCTTTACCGTGTTGTTCTAACCAGTTCAATACCTCCATATCTATGGTAAAGGTTCTTCCGAATTTACCCATTAATATCGAACTCCTTTGGTTTAAGGTCAACCAAAAACTCAAGGACACCATCTGCAGGGATCTGTACTTCTTTATCTCTCTGCAGTAAATTAGTGAGTTGGTATATTGCTACTTGGACTTTTTCTTTTTCTTTGCGGTTCATTTTATCTCTCCATGCATACATGGAGAACACCCCTTATAATATTATTATTAGACAAGAAAGAAGAAGAAGAAGAAGAAGAAGAAAAAGTGTTCTAGAACTCAACGTACTTACTTAACTAGCTAATAATTGTGTTATTTGTCTATTTTAGGCCTAGCTTAGTGCTCTGTTTTGGCTGTTTTACCCCTATTTCAGGGTCGTTCTGTG